AGAATAGTTGCTGGAGATTTTAAGAAATTTGATAAAAAGATGTCACCAGTCTTTATTGAGCAAGCTTTTTCTATCATTAGAGGGATCTGTGAACACTCCGGAAATTATGATTGTGCTGATTTATTGGCTATTACAGCCATTGGAACTGACACAGCTTTCCCTCTTATGGATTTTAATGGTGATTTGGTTCAATTTTTTGGATCAAATCCCTCAGGTCACTCATTAACTGTAATTATTAATTCTATTGTCAATAGTTTGTATATGCGTTATGTTTTTGTTTGTCTCTGGTATAAAAATTGTGGTACAACATTATCTATTGATCAGGTTTTACATGAATTTACAGATAAAGTATCATTATTATCTTATGGAGATGACAATATTATGGGAGTTCATAAAGATATACCGTGGTTTAACCACACTGCTATATCTGAAGAATTTTCAATTATGGGTATAGAATATACTATGGCAGACAAAGAGTCTAAGAGTGTTCCTTACATCCATATATCCGATGCCTCTTTCCTAAAGAGACGCTGGGTTTTAGATAAAGAATTAGGTTACCACGTGGCACCATTGGATCATGATTCGATAGAAAAAATGCTTTTGACGTGGACAGCTTCAGACACTTTATCACCCCCATTACAATGTTTGAGTGTAGTATCCTCAGCAATAAGAGAATATTTCTTTTATGGTAAAGAGGTTTATGATCACAAGCGTAACTTGTTTATTGAACTGTTTAAACATTTAGGGATGAAAGATATACCTGATAGTACATTACCTCTTTATGAGGAACTTGTTAAACAGTATATGGAAAATACAACTCGTATTTTAAATATTCCAATAGACACATAACTTTATCAATGGGCTTGTGTAGCAAAGTCCTTATAAACCAAAATGCTTCTACCATTAATAGTTACTGCATATTACAATTTACAGTTACAAATCACATGTGTAATATGAGGATGGATTAATGGTAAAATTCACCTGGGCGTGTCCCGAATATTGTATTTACAATAAGGTTGAGATCGAGTTTTTACTTAGGTGAAGCCTAAAAGATTAGTGACAACGCCTTTATAATTTGAGTCGATTTTTAGGTGTTTATTTGACTTGCCCAACGATTAAATGCAAATTTTGTTCCTAGTGACGGAACTAAATTAGTCACACCACCCGAATCGACGGTATTGGATTTGCCGCCGATGGCTGAGCCTTTGACTCTTCAGTCTGGATTGATACAAAATTCATCCAACGATGGAGTTTCTGAGGAAGCCGCAAGAATTGTGACATTTGATGATAATGTAGCAGGTGAAGCTATTGATTTACCTCAAACATTATCAACTGACAATGTCATCCAATCAAAGAATTCTGATTTAAAGAAATTCGTAACGCGACCTGTTGAAATATATTCTTATGATTGGGCAATAGGTGGTTCTACAAACGCAACCATACAGCCATGGTATTTGTTTATGAATCACCCTTCTATAAAGAAGAAATTTGATAATTATTATCTTTTTAAAGGAAATTTGAAAGTTAAGTTTGTTATTAATGCAACTCCATTTTATTATGGAGCAATGATGGTTTCATATAATCCTTTAACTCAATTTGCTAATCCTATAATTTCTTCTAGTGGTAAACCGAATATATCATATTCTCAGTTGCCACGTGTATATCTTTATCCTTCTGTTTCACAGGGAGCCACTATGTTGTTACCTTTTGTATACCATAAAAAATGGTTAGATTTGACTGTGGCTTCTGAGGTTCAAAACATGGGTACATTATATTTTAGGGTATTGGATACATTAAAATCTGCGAGCACTTCAACAACCAACATAACCATTAAGGTTTATGCATGGTTAGAAGATGTTGAATTATCTGGTCCAACTGTTTCCCTGTCTTTACAATCTGGGAAACGTGATGAGTATGGTAAAGGAATTATATCCAGACCAGCTTCAGCAATTGCTCGTGCAGCAGGACATTTAGATTCTTTACCCATTATAGGGCGTTTCGCTACGGCTACACAAATTGCTGGTGATGCTATATCATCTGTTGCATCTTTATTTGGCTACACGAATGTCCCTGTTATCGACGATATTCATTCATATAAACCTGATCCTTTTCCAGCTATTGCTTCCACTGATATTGGGACTAGTATATCAAAATTGACACTAGACTCAAAGAATGAATTATCTGTCGATCCAGCTATTTGTGGTTGTGATTTTGGTGATGAATTAGCGATTGAGAATTTGGTGGGACGAGAAAGTTATCTAACCTCTTACACCTGGACCACAGCAAACACTGCCGACTCATTATTGTTTAGTATTGGTGTATCACCTATTTTATTAGGTACAACCACTGGTACTAATCAAACGATAATAAATGGCACCCCGCTGTGGATGGTATCCAGATTATTTGATTATTGGAGAGGGGATATTGAATTTAGATTTAAAATAATTTGTTCTCAATACCATCGTGGTCGCCTGAGATTTTCTTGGGATCCGCGTGGCGATATTTGTAACACCGTTGATTCAACTACTGAAGTATATACTAAAATTGTAGATATTGCTGAAATTACTGATGTTACTATTAGAGTTCCTTATATGGCAGCTACTGAGTATCTTGAAACTACCCGAACATTGACTGAAAGATATGGTACAACTCCACTATCCAAACAAACATATGAAAATGGTCTTTTGACTGTTAGAGTTTTGACGGAACTAACAGCCCCAATAACTACAGCAGATATTTCTGTTTTGGTTTTTGTACGGGGGTGTGAAAATACAGAGTTTGCAGTACCCAGAGAAATTGATTTTACATCCACTCTTTCACCATTTGCCGTTCAATCAGGTATGTTAGCATACGATAATGAGGATGAAGATATTTCAAGTATAGCAATGGAACCGAGCAAAGTTAATAATGAGGTGAACTTAATATACTTTGGAGAAAGTATTAAATCTCTGAGAACTCTTATACGAAGAACTTGTTTTCTCCGTAATACTTTTATTACAGGAGGTACTGGTTCTACACTTGTTTTACAATTAAGAGGATCGGAATTTAATCGATATCCTATGTATCCAGGTTATGATCCTAATGGTATTAATAACGCTACTGGTTTAATTTCTGGAACAACAAAATCATATAATTGGTGCAATTATACACCTATTACTTGGTTAGGACAATGTTTCTTAGCTAACCGTGGTTCCTTACATTGGCGAGTAAATCCTCTTAATCCACAAGTGAATTGTGAACTACGTTTACAGAGACCGGGTAACACTGTTGCTTTATCTTCTGCTGGTTACAATTCCAATTATGGTGGAGCTACTTCAAACAATCTCGCATCGAGATTGATGACAGCTGCTAGTATTGGAGGAAACGCGGGTATGTACATTACAAACAATAGGACTCTATCCGGTGTTTCTGCTTCTATACCATTTTATTCCCCATATAAGTTTAGGACTTCTGCTCCAACTGATGCTATTTTAGGTAATGCGTTTGATTATTCAAACGTTGATAAAGTAGATATGTTGGAAATTCAGACTCCAAAAACTTCAATAGCAGCAAATGCTGAATGGAACTCGGCTAACGCTTACAATTTTTATGTAGGTGCGGGGACAGATTTTACTTTTGTATTTTTCTTAGCCGTACCTACTTTATATGCTTACTCAGCTGTTCCAGCTGCAGTTTAAATAGCTATGACCGCAATGTCATTAAACTAAAAATCTACGTGTGCGGTGCGTAGATCTTGGACTAAACATTTCTGTTGAAATTGTTGTACATCCAAGTTTGACGTAAGTTGATCGTGAATGCCTCTACGGCGCTAAATCCTGAACCCTTTTAAAGGTAGGGCCAATTAGTTTTTTAAGTTCACGATCATCGTGAATGGAATTTTCCTAATTGCGGGCGCCGCAAGCTTTTACTGATAACTTAGACATGTAGTCGCAGG